TTAAATCCTTTTTTCCCAAGTTCTCTGTATGTAGAGAGTTCGTCTTGGGCTAGGGTTTCTGCTTCTGTGGGATTGTAGCCTTGCTTCTGATACTTCCTGGTATATGCTTTAAGCATTGCAGGACTCGGTGAATCACCGATCTCTTCATAGATTCCAGTAACTAAAAAATCTTCTAGCTTTTTCATTAGCGGCCTCCAAGCAAATCTGCAATGTATCTTAAATCTTGAATTGTGTAATTTCTTCCGGGTGGTGCAGTCTTGATGAATCTCTTCATCTCGGCATCGGCATCCATTCTAGAATAAAGATCATCTATTACCGCATCGGCTTTCAACTGCTCATTGGCTTTTCTGGTAATTTCGTTTGGGGTCATGTTACCAAAATTTGGAGCTGGTGGGTGAACACGCGAAACAGGAGTTGCTTCTTGGTGGGCCCAATCAAAACTTGGCAATCTTGATTGTGTCTCTCCCATTTCCCAGTTTTTAGCATCTGCTTTTACGTCTTCGGCATTCTCCGAACCATCTCCATTTACGTCTGTTACTCGCAAATCGGGGCGGCTTCCAAGTGCAGATCTTTCTGCAGCCATCTTTGCTTGTTTTTCTTTGCGATAGATCATTGGGTCACCACCACCCGACTTAATTGTGGTAGCTCTGGTTTGCCCGAGACCCTGCATAACCATTTTTGCAAAATCCTGTGGATTTACATCGCTCAAATCATCGCCCAAGGCTTCTTTTAAATTTACTTTTTTGGCAAAAAGCTTTGCTTCGGCAATCATTTTTGCTTCCAAGGCAGATCGATTTAAATCGTGGATCCAGGAAAAGCGGTTAATTTTCTTATTCATAAAATTATTTAGATTTGACTCCCGCTTGATAAATGCTATAATATGGATATGGAAGGTATACACGGTGCAGGAAAAGGCGATTCCTATCGCCATGTCGATTACGACAAATATTGTAAAAATTGGGATAAAATTTTTGGAAACAAGGAAATTCCCAAAAAGAAGAAAAAGCTTGACAAAAGAAAGAAAAAGGGTATAGTTTAATCATGCCTAATTCAAAACAGCGTATTACAGCTCGTCATCATAAGAAGCGCAAGGAACGGATTGCCCGTAACCGCGCTGAAAGCCTCATGGAGGCAAAGGTTGGTACTCTTCGTGCGCTTGACGCGATTGGCCAACTTCCCAAGTCTGTCAAGCAAAAGAGATTGCCTAATGGCTAAAACTGAAACCCAAATGGCTCTTGCGGATGTACGCAAGAAGTACGATTCAATTGACTGCTTTTTTACCTACTACGATGGTGACAAATCTACATTTGATTTTTATGGAACTGATGCTACTGGTGCAGAGGTGCGCATTTCCCTTGGTGGATGCCCCGCTTGGATCAAGCATATGTCTTTTGGTCCTCAAGACCCACTAAATATCTCTGACGCAATTGAGCGCCATGTTCGCTATATCTCTGTCACCGACAATCGTGGCAAGGTTGTTTACGAACAGTTTTTCGACACTAACTAAAGGACACTATGAATAATTCTGACTACAATGATTTCAACAACTGGCAAAATGGGGATGAGAATGAAATGAACAACCCCAATAACTGGTTCCCCAAGGGGGGCTTCTTCTATTATGGATCCAACAAGGATGCCTTCAAGAAGATCTGGGAAAACATGCACAAGAATGAAGATCCGATGGAATACATGAAAGAATATTTTCACATGGATGACATCAAGCCTTCAAAGAAGCCACGTAAGGTTTCACAAAACCATAAAAACGATCAAAAGCCTGCAATCTTCAATCAAGAAGATTACATGAAGCTAATTGAAATTCGTGGTTATCTCAATATCACCGAACAGTATGCCCACGTGAAGGCTCTGGACAAACTGCTCAATCAAATTCAAATTGTCTGGAAGGAAAATAAATGACTTATATTCCAGGTTCCGGATACAGTGCTGGTTTCAAGGCTCGGATGGAAGGTCACAGCCGTGATGTTATCAGTGCAGACGTTGCCAATGTATACATCCAAGAATGGATGACTGGATGGGATGATGCACACAAAAAGATAATTGCAGAAGCCAGAGAAAACTCAGGCTGCGACAAGCCCAAATGCTGTAAAAATTTTATTCAGGATTAAGTTGTTCTTAACCAAGAACTAAATCTTCTTAGTTCTGGCGACAATCTTTCCAAACTAGATTGATCCTCTCTAGACAGTGTCTGGAGAGGATCATTTTTTCCAACAGCAATAACACCAAAATCACTGCTAGACTGTATTCCCAATTTTGATTTTTCCACTGGTTGAGAGCCGCCCCTAGTTGTTCTTACGGCGATTCCTTTTCTTAAGATCGTTTCAGCATCCGCAACGCCTATTGGAATTAACTCTCTTCCTTTTTTTGTTGCCAATCTTAATGACACATCATTATTTTGTGGAAAAGTTTGAGTCATGTAATGGGTGCGAAGTTGATTTTGAACTCCAGGGTCTGAATAAAACGGAGTAAGAACATCAGATCTTATTCTTGCAGCTTCTCTTGTGTCACCGGCTTTTGCTGCCAATGCTCTTGCTATATGGGCAGGGGTTCCAGAAACAGTTGGGAATCCCTTAACACCACCAACTTCTGTATCTTTAAAAAACTCTGTTGGATCTATGTTTACTTGTCCTCTGGCTTTTATATTTTTTGCATCAAAAGCTTTAATGAGATCTTCAGGATTTTCTAAATCTTCTAACCCCTCTAAATTTCCCAAACCGTAGTAATCCGGTTCCCCGTGTGTTGATATTTCTTTTTCTGCCGAGTGTCTGAATTGGCCATGCCATTTTTGAGCAATTTCCGCTCCTCTATTGCCCAGTCTTTTCATTATCTCAAGTGCAGTTGGAATACTTTTTTCTAACTCAGTTCCTGCTGCATATTTTTCTGCAGATCCAGCTTTTAAATACGGTTGCTTCCTGCGCTCGTCTTCTTTTTGCTTTTCATCTTCATATCTTTGTCTTACTATTTCAGCGGTAGTTTTTAATTCTTTTCCGCTTATTTCCAGAGGCTTAATTTCTTGGGCATTTGTTCTTGTTGCCACGTTTATTTCATCATCCTTTACAGAGTCCGTATAATCCCCGACAACACTTTCATCCAATAATTTTAAATTTTTTAAATTATATGTCTCTACAAATGTTTTTTTGTTGGGTGCAGGCAACCAGTATATTTCTCCGCTATCCTCATCTCTGACGGCTAGCTTCTGATTTGAGTTTCTTTGTCCGTATCTGCGAACATAGTTTCCAGTTGCAGTCTTTGGATATCCTTTATCCAGCTTAAAGAGCTTGTACTCCGATGTTGGAATGTTAAACATCTCAACAGAAGCAAACATATTGACAGGACCAGATCTAGTTGCCATTGATCCCATTACTGGATCATAGCCAGAGACATTTCCTTTGTTTGCTCCGGGGGCTTCTGCTGGGGTTCCCAATGCTCCAGCTGCTCCTCCGGTTGTCATGTCTTCGGTTAATTCTTTTGCCATCAATTCGGCTTCAACCAAGATTTGAAAATCTTCATTGGTGATTCCAAAGTTTTCTGCATGCTCCGAGAACAGCTGAAGGACTCCAAATAGATTGTTCGTTTTATACTTGGTAGATCCAGGTGGCAATTCTTCCAATATTTTTTTGAGCTTGATTACAAAGTACTCAAATGGATCTATATTGCTTTCGTTTCCAGTTATATTGCCACTAGCATCGATGTTTCCTGCACGATATGCTTCAAAAGAAGTATACGGATCTGCAAGTGTTTGTGCAAATTTATAAAAAAAGAATGAGGGAATATACTGTGGGCGACCCATCAAGATTATTTAGGTCTGGGGAGTGTTTAATTTTCTGTCAACCCGGGGATCCGTGTTTATTTTTCTGTATTCTGCTTCAGGCAAAATTTGTATTGAAAACTCCAAGTGAACCAAGAAGGATTTAAGATATGAATGGAGTTTTGGTTCAAGCTTGAAAAATAATATTCTGGCACAATTTTCCTCACCAAATACATTTTTGAGGATTATTATGTGATTTATTATTAATCTTTCACGTATAGATTTTAAGGTCTTGTGCTTATGTATTTTTTGAATGAGTCTTTTGACGTATTTTATTCTTTTTAGGTCGTCAATGAACTCATTTTTTCCAGAGCACTCTGGATTAAAATAATTCTCCTGACAGAAAGTCAGGAAGACTTCTTCTGTCAGGAGCGGTTTATTAGTTTTTAATTTTCTATTAGTGTTCACAACCACAGTCTGAGTCCAAAACATTATCAGGAATAATCACCATTTGGACTTTACGCAAATAATTTGGTTGCTTGACCACATTAATTGAAAGAACCAATCCATGTCCGAGTTTTTCTGTTATACCATCTGTCGAGAATCCGGTATCATCGACATTGGCATGTGGTGTCATTCCATAGACACCGATGTAGGGGCTACCGTATTGATAGAGCTTAATTTTTGTTTCACCATCTGGAAGAGCAGTGACTTGTTGAAAGTCAAAGCCAAAATGGTTGAGCTTTTGCTTTACGACGTTCAATACCGAATCTGGATCAACGAAGTCCTTTTGGCTCAAAGAATAAAGAAGAGCATTGATTGCGTCCAGTGATCTTGGAAGCTTAATGTTGAAAGTTCCTTTGTCCGTCAGGGTGCTTGGGAGCTTTGGTGCTGAAGGATCTCCGATGAACAAACCACCGCCAAAGGTGTGTTCACCTGAATTTTCATGAATTGGGCCGGTAATTTGTAATAATTGTTTAAATTTCATGGTCAATTATATTTAGTTAATTTTTATCAAGGACTGACTGTACTATTATTTCCAGGTTGTTGATATGGTCCCGTTACCGGAAAAACAAATGGGTCAAATGGATGATGAAAACTGGGTGCAACTGGAGATGGTTCCGCATTTGGATTTAATGGGTCATAAAATCTATAATGAAAATCTTCGCCTTCTATTGAACGGTCTTTTTCTGGGCGAGGATTTATACCGAAAGGAGTATTTTTCCAATAGTGATAAATGTCATACCATGAAGGAAAATAACTAGGATGCCTGTCGTTTGCTTCTTTCATCAAACCATACAAATTTGGATTGTAATTTGTTTCATTTACAGATTTTACAATATTATCAGAAATATTTTCTGATAGGGCCTTCCATTTTCCACCTTTGCTCTTGTAGCATTTTGCTGCCCATGCATTTGCATAAGCAGATGGATAAACTTCAAATTTTTTCTTTGCCTGAGCAATGCAACTTGACCACTTTTTAGGATCTTTTGGCTTGTTTTTCTTAGCCTCGCCCAGCAATTCAATGTCTTCTTTCAACATTGCGCTGACTGGCTTTGAGCTCCAGGTTTTGCAGGCCCAGTAACGAGCCTTCCATCTTGGGCCCGGGTTGTCGCAGTTGTGTCTTGCTCTGAAGTTCTTTCTTCTGTTTGGATCATCGCGCTTGATTTCCATGTTAGGATCACCAAAATTTACTTTGACAACATTTCCTTTGTCATTTTTTACGTAAACTTTGTATTTTTTAACATCTCCGCGCATGATCTTGTTTAGCTTTACTTTGCTTCCACTCTCTTCATATACTTCGACTTTATCACCATATTCGGTGTAAGATTGTCCTTCAGTATTGTCTATGAACCCCATGATGGTGGAAGGATTAAAATTTTCTTCAAATTCATTTCCATCCAAGTCAGTCATTCCAATCAACAGGTTTCCATTATTTTCAATAATGTAATCAATGTCAAATATCTGACCAGACTCATTTATTACGATGTCGCATGGAAGAAGATCGTTTGCCTCAACCGAGATAAAACTCATCTCGAATACCTTGGCAGAGCTTTCAACCAAGAAAGAATCAAAGCATTCTTTTACTTCTGTCACACCAGTTTTAACGAATACTGGTTTTTTTCCTTTGCCTTTGACTGAACCTTTTGTTCCACGTCCAGCCTTCTTTTGGGCAGATCTTTTTCTTCTAACAAAAGAACCAATGCCTTCTTTTCCTAGCTTCTTGGCCTTTTGCTTGCTCAAGCAAGCCGAATAAGACTCACCCTCTTCGGCATCACCGCACTTGCCGATCCGTTCTCCCTTGGTGTTGTACCTATCCCAACCAGGACCGCCACCGGCTGATTCCTTGTTGAACCACTTTCCAAGTCCGGATTTTTCAAATACTTTTTCTAAAAGTGGTTGGATATTCTTGTTGCTCATTCCCAATCCTTATTTTGTTTCTCGCCTTTTTTATGGCCATTGTCGGAACGATTGTTAGATCTGTCCCTGACTCTCACATTATTTAGTCCTTTTGAACCACCCTTTCGGAGAGGAACCTTATGGTCTACGTCCTTGCCATCACCTTTTTTGACTCTACCCTTTTTTATCAACTGCTCTCTGGCCTTTGTTCTTGCGGCGCGTTCTTTTCTTTGCTTGGGTTTTCCGTGATAATTCCTGTATTCCATCTTGTAATCACGAACATATTTTTCATAAAGATCGCTATTGTAGGCGTTGAGTATGTAAACAAGTATGTTTGGATTTTCTTGGACTCTTTCCAAGAGGTTATTGTAAACTACCTTAATATAGTTTTCTTCGGCCAATATCCCCGGAGTGACGATTGATTCTGCCTCTTCGGATGTCAACAATCCGCTCTTTATTAGTTTTTCCAGAACAAAATTGTTTGTAAGTGATTCAATCAACAGTTCATTGCTTAGAATTGCAACGTGCTCCTGCATCTGCAGTGCAACCAGCTCTGTTTTTTCTACAGGAATCTTTACAGTCTTTTTTCCAATTTTTACGTAATTGTACTGAATGGTATTGAGATCTTTTGGAGTAAATCCTGGCAACAGGCTGACATTGATATCAAAGTCCATGCTCTGACTTGCTTGGGACAGAGCCATTTGAACAGGATCCAGTGTTTCTTTTCGGATCAAAAGATCTTCTACAGAAAATTTATTTTTTGTTGGTTGCTCTTTGGCTTCAACAACTGTTACAAATCTATTGAAAAGTTCGGATGGCTTATTTCCCTTGAGAATATTGTCTGTTCCTGGTTCTTTCTTTACTGTCTTTACGGAAACAGTTGCAGTTCTTGCGATTTCTTCAATGTAGTCATCGCTAAGTTTGAATATACCATTTTGGGTAACCAGATGGTTTGGAGCGTTTTCGGGATCCTTTAGATTGTCTCCGCGATAATACATCTTGAGTATGGATTGAATGAAGTTATCAACAAACTCAGATGGGTTCTTTGGGTTGTTCTTGAAAAGAGAAACAGAGGGTTTTGAGATTTCCTCTTTGTATTTCTCGAATGAAGCTTTACCATTCAGATTTCCCTTTTCATCAACAAGCTTTCCAAGGTTTTGACCGGATGAATCTTGGATTTCCATTTGTTGCAATTGTGCAAGAAGTTCTGGGTTCTTCTTGATCATTGCGAAGGATTGTTGGTTTACCAATACGTTTGAAAACTTGCTTCCTGCTTGATTTACCGAATCTGCGAAAGCTTTTACTTTTGGATCTTTTGCAATGCTTGGATTCTGAAGAGTCTCGGCCATTGCAGCGTTGATCAAACCACGATAGGTTTTTGATTTTTGGTCAAACTTGTCGGTTGTAAGCAAAAATTCACCGCCAGCAGCTACCTTGAATTTGTAGCCACCGCACTCCATGTCCACGTTTCCTTCATTGGTTATTCCAGAAGTGCTGTTCTCTACAGTGGAAACAAGGTTTTGGATGCACTGCTCTCCCATTTGCGACAGAATCTTTCTGGCCTGAGAAAATGCGATCTTGGTAAAATCAAATGCTGTTGGTGACAATGCGGCATATGATTGAATTTCTTGTTCGCTTGCACCCGCCTTCAGCTTCGCCAACAGAACCAATGCGTTGATTACTTGTTGGTTGTATGGGGTGGTTGTTAGGCTGTTAATACCAAACAAGTTGCTCAGTTTTTCGAATGTCATGCTATCAAATGCATTACTGGAAGTTGGCTTCCTTGTTTGCATGAAATACTCTTGACGAACTTCGAAAGGAACTTGTGCAAGTTGCTCGGGAGACATCTGGCCAAGCATGTTGAAGATATCTTCCTTGGTTGCCTTCTTTGCCTGCTTGCCTTCAGGAGCACCCTTTTCCTGTTGTTCTTCCGCCTCTTTCTCTACTTCTTTTCCTGGAGCGGTTGCAGCTCCCTGTTCAGCGCTCTTTTCTTTTGGTTCTTCTTTTATTTTTAATTCACCAAAGAGAAGTTTTGAAGCACCGGTTTGTTCAAATTTTGGATCTTTTGTGAAAGACTTTGCTTCTTCAAATGAAAGGGATTCGCCTTTCATCAATTTTGTATGTCTTCCTTTGTCGAAGGAATCTCTAAAAATTAACTGAACGTTTCCTGTACCTGTTTTTACAGGAACAACTTCTTTGATCAGCTCTTCTTTTGTTTTTCTGCTTCGAGGAATCTGCTTAGATCGCTCTGCACGCTTTCTGGCAGCATCCTTAGCCTTCTTGTCAGGGGCCGTGGATACCGCCTTTTCCTTCTTTAAAGCCTCTCCAGTGGTTCGGAAGGAATCTGCCTGGGTACGACTTTCTTCGTTTAAACGTAATAAAAGATCCTTGAAGTTCATTTAAATTATTTATGATAATATTAAACATCTAAAGGATTGTAAAGTTTCAGTCCTTTGTAGCTCTTCATTTTTCCAATGGCGACCTTATAAAGATTGCTTTTGTTTATATTATTGGTTTTTGCGTATTCTGAGATGTTTTCTACGTAAAAAATTTCTTTTGTTTGGATATTTTGAAAAGTTGCACCATTGTAGGATTTTACCTTCACTACTTCTTTTTTATCCTTTTCATGTGATCCGACAGAATCTTTGACGGCTCTCAGTTCAACCGCAGTCCAGCCTTTATATGTTTTTCTTTTTCCATTCAGCAATTCGCAAATTTTTACGGGAGTAAGACCGTTTTTCTCTCCGAATTCGGTCATGCTGGTAAAAAATACCTTTTCATCGGTATCAACTCTCTTTAACCAATAACCATTGTTCACATCCACTTGGCTGACCCAGACCCAATACCTGCCTTCTTTCTTGAAGAACCCGCCGTATTCAGCAACAAAAGCTGCTCTTGCAGAAACAGCTTTTGAATTGTCATTCATTCTTGTCCAAAGCTTGGATCCCCGTCGATTCACATCATCTTCAACTGTTTTCAGTTTATGTGTTTCCATTATTATTCCTGTATTTTACTATTGCTTCTCGCAATTTTTTAACATATTTTATTGGCTTATCCTGAAAAACCTGTCTCAAACCATCCTCACATGCAATAAGAATTGCAAAGTTGTCTATAACAATTCCGGTTCTTTCTTGATACATGAGGGCGTATGCCGTTGCCTGAGTAAAATAATTTTCAATATCTTGCTTTCTTTTCTCCTTGGTGCTTGCCTTGAAGTCAATGATTGAAAGTTTTCCGTCGTATTCGGCAATGCAATCTGTTCTTCCAGCTAACCCAAGTATTTTTGACCAAAGAGGAGTTTCCAAAGCGACAATATTGTTTATTTTGTCTAATTCGGGTTGAAGCAAAAGAAAAAGAGCCTTTAGATTGGAATTTGTATCATCCAAATCTAAAGACTCATTGTTTAAGTAATTTTCAATTATGCTGTGAAATTTGGTTCCACGAGAAGTTACTCTCTTGCTTTCTTCCGGGTTTCTTTGTCTCCACTCAGAAAAAAACTTTTGTTTTTCAAATCCCACTACAGTCGTTACGCTTGGAAATTCTCCTTCTGGAGTGGAATAATATCTTTTTCCATCCTTCTGGACTTCTTTTAGAGTAACTTCTGGTATTTGATTGTCTAGATGTATAAACTTATTTTGAATAGTCACTTAATTAATTATATCACTTTACTCTATAAGATCCAGAATATTTTCCTAACTTTGTTTGTTGCAAATCTACATCAATTTTTTTAGCGCTGGCGTCTGGCTCTACATTTTTTAATTCATTTTTAAAATCAATGTTTTGCATTTCACTGCCATAGTCTGGAGTATCATCCTCTTCATCTTCTTCTTTTTTCAAGGATGTTGCAAGCTTCAAGTTAGAAAGAATTGCTCTCATAAAATCTGGTTTTGGATATGCTTGTATTTGCATACCGGTTTCACCTTCAACTCTTGGAGAAGCTTCAAATTCGGATGGTTCAATTCCTGTTGATGAGATTGGATCTGTTCCAAGATTTTTTTCTTCTTCTGGCATATCTGGCAGAGGAATTCTTGGAGCCCTTCTTGGGAAAGATGGTTTTGGTGCGGGTATTTCTGGAATCGGTGGCGGACTATATGGTTCAGGTGATTTTTGTCCGGGCTTCCAGAATGGTCTATTAGGATCAAATTGGGGTTCGATTTCTATTGGCTTTGAACCCGGCAACTGTGGTTTAGGGGCTTGCCAGTCCGGAATCGTCGTTGGAACTGTTTTTGGATTATCAGGCAAAACAAGTGTTGATTTTGGTAAGTTATCAAGTTTGCTTGGGATTGTATCCAATTTAGCAACGGCTTTCATCACCCTATTTGCATCCGCCGGGGCTCCAATAAAGGGGATCGATGAGAGCAAAGCAAGTTTAGCTGATTCTGTATCACCTTGAGCCATGTATAAGGCTGAGTCTGCAATGCTGAGTGCATCACCGTAAACGGGTATTGTTCCAGAGAAAGCCGCAGCAGAGTGATATGTTTCTGGATCTGAGAATAGATTTGCAAAATATCTTTGTGTAAACTCTAATGGATTTGCAGCCATTCCTTGATATATGTCATTTACAAATTGTTTTGCATCTTGCCAGCCATAAGCTTCTGCCAAAGTATAATGCTGTTTGACGAGATAAGATACTTTATTTTTTAAGTACCTTTCTTCCAAGATGCCATAAACAATATTGTTTTTATTTTTCATTTTTTGAATAAGTTGAAAGGATTCGAGGTTATGTTGTTTGAATAACCAGCACAACTGGCTTTTTGCTTGTCATTGCTATTTTTTACTGTGTTCAAAACATTTGAAACAGAATTCTTTACTTGGCTTGATCCATTTACTATACCGTTACGGGCCTCATAAATATTGGGAGTTCCAACATTTTTTGAGGAATTCATAACATTAGTCACTGTATTCAAAAGACTGTTTTGCTTTGGTTTGGGTGCAGGATTGTTGTTTTTGGTCATAAAATCCTTGACTTGCCAAAAAAATTGTTTATTCTTGTTATTATCCATGGCTGTAAAATATTTAGATTTATATAAATACTTAAGAAGTATGAAGAAACAGGTACTCCTGTTGAATCAAGACAATACGCCCCTCAATATTATCACTATCTCCAAAGCTTTTAAGCTCTTGGATAAAGACAAAGTATGGGTGGACGAATCTGTTGGCGAATATTACGAAGTAATATCCGTATCAAAAATCATAAAGATTCCAAAAGTATTGATTTTGAAGTATTATGTTAAACTTCCCTTCAAGAAGGTTGCCCCTTCGAGAAAGAATATCTTCAAAAGAGACCACTACAAGTGCCAGTACTGCGGCATAGACCTCTGTGACAAGACCGCAACCGTGGACCACATAGTTCCAAGGAGCAAGGGCGGCGGTTCAACCTGGACCAATATGGTGGCTGCTTGCAGGGACTGTAATACTTTCAAGGGAAACAGAAGCCTCAAAGAGGCTAAAATGCAAATAAAAATCAAACCCAAAGAACCATCTTATGGCTTTTTGTTTGAACACATGCTAATTACTTTTAGAAAAGAAAAAAATGCCTAACTACGCTTTTAAATGTGAATCCTGTGACCATTCGTTTGAGCTTTTTCTTAAAATGGCTGAAAATGATGCTCCAACAAAAAAGCCCTGTCCCAATTGCAATAAAAAGAAAGTAACCAAGGACTGGGGAGAACAAAGAAACTCTGTTGCCTATGACACCACGCTGACTCCTACCAAGGTTTGCGGCAGTGCTTGGAATGAAGTAATGGATAAGGTCAAGAGAGCAGCCCCCAGAAGTCAGCAAGACCGAATTGAGCAATCAAGAACCTTTAACGCTGGCCGGTTTGAAAGACACTAAATAATTTTATGAAATACACCATTCAAAAAATTATAATGGAAAATTGTACAATATACAATTTTTTATATAAGAACGAACTGCTCGGCCACCTAATAGAAAATCAAAATTCAAAAGTTTTGGTTGAAACTTCAGACACTCCAATTATTCCAATTGTAGAAGCATTCAATATTAGTGGGGATGTATGGTTCTTGGAGGATGGAGATTACAAGCTCAGAACATTAAATGGAACATCTGATTTTGAGCCGATCTTTGAATTCAAGGTTGTCAATCTTTCTGACAATCTCTTAACTGAATCAGAGATTTCAGAATAAAATAGCTATCCACTATATCCGTAACAGGATTAGACAATGTCTTTTGATCAAAGGTTGACATCAAGTCAACCTTTGTTTCTTTTACAAAGGCATCATACATCGCCTGCTTGTCAGCATTCCCCTTTCCCGTGGCGATCTTCTTGGCCTTCGATGGCTCTATTACTGTAAGCGGGATAGCTGCCTTGTATAACTTGTGCTTGAATATTCCCATGTTCTCTGCTAGATTGAATACTCTTCCTTTCGAGCCATAAGAGTATCCTTCGATGGCAACATCAGATGCTCCAATGCAGAGATTGGTTGCCCAATCAGATATAGTATCGAATCTATCGACATCTTGAATATATTCCTGAAAAGATTCGCCAGTTATGTTTGGCAGAACTTTATCCGCATATTTTTTGGTGTTTGTCAAATAATAGAAAAAACAGTTATCGAATAAAAATTCTTTTCTCTCGTCATAAAGACAGAGACATGGGCAAGTTATCGAATAATCAACACCTATTAGCATGTGGAACATATATATTTATACCTTGGCCAGCGACGGTGGTTCCTGAGCATTACGATGAGCGTTTACTTCGATTGGCCCAAAAGGAATGCGTGGAACAACCCCACCGCCGCTGACTAAAAATATTTATGAAAAAATCCTCCCCACCAAAGGGGAGGATTTTTATTTAGGGATTGTTATTAGTATCTTGGGCTGTGGACGTTCATCGATCTTAAAGCCTGTCTGGCCATTTTTTGATTGGCTTCTTTTCTTTCTTCATCACTCATATCTCGGTCTGCAAGATGAGCTTGTATTAACCCAGATACAGCTGTACCGGCGCCGGGAATGTAATCTGCTAGTTCAGAAGCTCCCTCCAAGCCAGCGCCAACATAATCTCCTGCTTGTGCTCTGTCCGCCATGGCGGCTATAGATGCTGCAGTTCCAACCACTGGCAACATTTTTATAGCAGTTTTTCCAAGGGATTTAGCTGCTCTTGACATTCTTAATTTATTGGCATCCATTTCGGTTGCGGCAAAACCGTCTGGCATCTTTAACTTATCTAAGTATGAGTCCTTTGGTGGAATTGTTCCAGTTACTTCTATATTTGGACCAAATTTATCTTCAAGTGCATTTTTCCTCATCATTTGGTTCATCACATCACCAAAATTTTTTGGCTTGTCTGAATTAAAAATAGATCTTGGTTTTGCCTGAGTAGCATCGTCAATTGTAGCTGCAGGATTATCTAATAGTTTTTGTTGACGATCTACATTGGATCTTGCCACAGCCAACATTGATTCCAATCTTTCTGTTGGACTACTTGACGGGTTATTTAAAACATATTTCCACTCATTATATGTTCCACGGTATGCTGGATTATCTTTTAATTCCTCTATTTGGGTTGCAAAAGATTGCAAAAAATCAGAATCGCTCATTTCTTTTGAAAATGCAGCAAACTCATTGCTTAAATCTGATGCCTTAAATGCAGGGTCCATCGATAATTTTGATGGTCTTACAATACCTTCGGTTAAAAATTGTTTAAATCTCAGCATACCAATATTTATAACCCCCCAGGATTGCTCCTAGGGGGTTATTTTATGCTCCTCCGACTGGAATCGAACCAGTGACATGGAAGTTAACAGCTTCCCGCTCTACCGACTGAGCTACAGAGGATTGAGGATCAGACTATCTGGCAACCACCAGCACTGCAGGCAAATTCCTTTGCCGACTCAGTATTGTCTTCTGCCTCATATTTAGAGAGATCCTTGAAGTTAACTTTAACTTTAGGATGCGCTGCATATGTTGCAGAATCAATTTGCTCAAATGGAGCCTGAGCGTATGTGTGATTGTCACCACCGGGAAGGAACGAGATGCCTGTTGCGACATCGAAGTTTTCCCAGAGCCAGTTACCGACCTCAAGGAACTCGGAGTCCTTGTAGTTGACGGTAATCGATGGCTTGTGGTGGCAGTAATGTTCCTGATAAGTCTTCCACAGATCCAAGTGATCCAATGCACGGAGATCTTCCGTGGTGATTGTGCCTCTTGGGGCCTTCATGGCAAATGTAAAGACCGCTGTGTTATTAGGATTGATCACATCATCTTCGCAAGGAACGCCTTGATCCTTCATGAGATTATAAATCGGATCCTTCTTGTCAATGCGAATTCTACGGTAGTAGTGTTCAGCATAGCGTGGGTGGAGACCCGATGCAGAATCGACCAAGCACGAAGTCGTGCCCTCTGGCTTGATGCATGTGATGGACTTGCTTGGATTGATGCCAAGCTTCTCTGCCCACTTCATGTTTGTTGCCGTTGCATGGTCGCGGAGGGTTTCAAGTAGACGCACCAACTTTGGCTTGCCCTCAAGACCACTGGTCAACTTGTTGTCGTAGATTCCGGTCATGCTTACACCCAACAGACGCTCCTCCTCGCAGTTCTTTTTCCACTCGGGACGAAGGTATGGGAAGTTGGTGAAGGTCGATTGAACCGTACCGATAATGGTTGCGATTTCAATCTTCTTCTTCAATGATGCAGAGGTGTCATCAGGACGAACAACGACTGTTGAGAGATTGCAGAACTCAAATGGCTTGAGGATGATCTCCGAGCATGGGTTTGTGCCATACTCGCAATTCTCGTCGCGGCCCCACTTGGCTGCTTGCTCCTGCAATGCCTTACGGTTGATCATTCCACGCTCACCGCTGTGGCTGTTGTAGAGCGAAGTCCACTCCTCAAGGAATTGACCCATAGGGGGACGGCCACGGTAGACCGCAGAGTTGTTCGCATAGGAACGGAATCCGGCCTGCTCCCACCACGCACCACTCTTGCAGAGAGCCATCTCACGATCAGAAAGATCGCTGAGAGAGATCATAGCAGAGCGACGGACGCCACCGACGATGACTGCGTTTGCAATCGCGCAGCAGATATCGTGGCACTCAAGAGCAGTGAGTCTGCGTCCTTGTGCATTGTAGAACACCTTGACGATAAACTTGAATAGGTTGTCAAGAGGAGCAGGACCGCTTGCACGACCACCGAAGGTCTTCAGTCTAGCACCGGCTGGACGAATGTTTGACAGATCCCACTTAACGTGACGACCTGCATACAAATGATCCATGATGAACTTGACTGCGTTGCCCCAACCTTCCTTGGAGTCCTCAACTACATAAGTGATCTCAAAAGACTTTTCGATCTTGTTCGCAACCTGTGGAAGCTTGTCGGTGTACTGGTGCTCAACAGAATAGCCAACACCAGTGCCGTTCATGAGAACGACAAACAGTTCTGCAAACGAATCAAGACTGTCAATTGGCAAGTACGAGCAATTATACAGGCACGTGTTGTCGTGATCCAAAGCAGGTCCAGCAGTCATCAGACTGCGCATGGAAGGCAATACCTCAAGATTGAGAATTGCTTCCTTCACATCTGGACGCTCTGCGAGTTGAGGAACCTTAGCGGTAAAGTATTTCCACCAACGGTCAACGCACTCATCCCAGGATTCGCGGCGGTTGTAATCCGGCATCCAGCGAGAGTAGCGGGAAATAAAAATAAACGATTGAAATGGTGATAAAATTTCTGCCATATTGAGACTCCTTTGGTGGGTGTCTTTATTTAGTTGTTAGAGTTTGCCACGAAACCGGGAAAAGTGGAGCAATAATTTGTCCAATTGCCTCAGCAAATTTTTGAATTTCCCACTGTGCGTGACTGTCGATTCTCAAGTTATAAACGCGGGCAAATGCGTAGAGAGAACCAGTCCACACAAATTCCGTATAAGTTCCTTGTGGCAAGATTGAACGGGCTTGCTCGGGAGCAACACCGTCTGCCAAAAGTTTGTTGTAAAGATCAAGACATTCGTTGACGACAGTTTGATATTCCTGTCTCATATTGACGCAAAGATTCATATCTTCAATTGCGCCACTGCTTCCTTGCTTTGCTCCATCTGTAGGAGCACCACGCCAAACCGGAACATAGACTTCCGGTTCAAACGTGACATATCTGCGGCTGACCTCATTCATAACGAGGCCAATCTGGTGCTTGCCCAATTGTGCACGAACAAAGATCGGGCACTTGATACGCAAGCTAATCTGTGGATGACAGAAGGGCGTGAAGTGATTGTGCTTTGCAAGATACTTGATAAGTTTTGTATCTTTTTCTAGCAACTTTTTGTCTTGATATCCAGTCCAGTTGTGTTCTCCATCCCAATAACTTTCCTTGTTAAAGGAAACTCTTGCAGCATTGACAACACTGAGATCCGAACCCATGTAATCGATCAAGTCAACATGACCATGATCCAAAACAAAATACTTAGTCTGCGCCATTTTTATGTTCGTTATCTCTGTCATCTTCAACCTCATCATCATCAACAAGTTCAACCTTAACACCGGGGATTTTTGTAAAATCGGCTGCGTACTCTCTTGCACGAGCCCAAAGCTTAGGATCCATTTCCTTTACGTACTCGCCAAAGCGTTGTACAAAAGTTAGGTATGCTTCGCTAGCCTTTAAGATATCTTCTTCTGAAATTTCTTCTTCATCCATTTTAAACCTTCTTCCAGTTAGTATATTTCATTTTAGCCTTAAGTCCAGAATAAACATTATTAATAATGATCTTGTAGGTTATTTCCAGCCCATAAGCCACTACCATGTCATTTACATCTTTCTTGTTTATCTCAGACGGCCATATAACGACATTTCTTCCAGCATCAACATATTTTCCAATGAGGTGCACAATCTCTTCGTTTCTTGGTTCATTGTCAAATATAAACACAACATTAGATTTCTTGATTTTTTCTGGAAGCGTATCAATCCATCCTGCACCTTGGAGCGCAACTCCATTCGGCAAAAACATCGAATCAATCGGCCCTTCTGTGACGTACACGGTTGAGCGTGGATCTACTTTATCTAGATTATACCAAAGACGCTCGCAACCTTGTTGTTTAAGCGTGATATAGCGGATCGCATTCTCGCTGAACGCTCGTCCCTGCACACCCAAAAGCTCTCCGCTTTCGTTGTAGAAGGGAATGACAAGCCGCTCCTCCGTCTTACCATCCCGATCAAATGATCGCATGATCTTGCCAAAATCAGAAGTGTAATAAAAGTTGCTGTACTTTTCTTTCGGAATAAATCTAGATTGAACATACTTTATCGCCTTATGTTCTGCGTTGAGCAGATCCAGTCTTGTCCCGAGTTCTGTAAACACAGGCTGACGCTTCTCGGGCTTGGTTTCTTCTTCCAAGACTGGATTTTTTTCTTTGTAGACTTCGAATGCGTATTCCTTGCAGAGAGATGGGCTGACACTTTCAAGTACAGAATATAGATTGCAAGCAACACCGCAATTGTGACATTTGTATACATAATTTCCTTTGTGCTCGAAGAAGTATCCCCTTGTCTTGGACTTATTCTTCTGCGAGTCGCCACACTTGAAACATCTGCATGTGGCTAAAGTATCCTTCTTCCACTTAAACTTCTCAAGTGAACCTGACAGAAGATTAACATACTTCTTGTCAATGTATAGCATTATTTAGCGCCTTCAAAGGTCCAGTTGATGGCCTTGTTCTTCTTCTTTCCGAACTGTGGATTGAATGCCTGACCATCCGACCCAGAGCCAAACGCCTCCTCATCGGTATTGTTTGCATTGATGAGGTTGTTATTAGTATTGTCAACATCGAAGAACTTCATTTTGGATTTATTGACTCCGACCAAGAACTTTCTGTTCTTTGTAAGGTCGTTGCCACGATTCTTCAATTGCTTGACCATCAGATGTCCGCCTTCAGCCAACTCCTCGTTTTCAATCAATGCAAAGAAGAAGTCTGCGGTCTGGGGCAAGCCAAAGCTTTCAGAGGTATCGGTCATCTCCATGTCACTGCTCTTTGCACCCTCGCGGTTGACCTGTGTGGCTGTCCAGAGAGGCACGTTGAACTGCTTGGCAAGACCACGAAGCTCTTCTGCAATACCCTTGACGTAGGTATAGCTGTTCATGCCGTTGCCAAGTTTAAATCTGGCACAAGAACAGATGTTTAGATAGTCAACAAAAATTACATCTGGCGCAAACTTCTTCTTGATCTTCAACTCTTCCATAAGATTGCGGAAGTGAGTAACGTTTGCTGCTGCAGTAGGATACTCCTTGATAATGAGCTTTCCGCGGCAGGTCTTCTTGAGGTTTTCAACCTTGCCTTCATACTTCGTCAAAGGCATCTGCTCAAGAACATGCATCTCAGTATCAAGCAGGTTGGCATCGATGCGCTTTGCAATTTCCTCTTCAGCCATCTCAAGGGTGATATACAGAACGTTAAGATTTTGTGAGAGACACGCTGCTGCGTGGTGGCAGAGGAATGCGCTCTTGCCGACACCAGATGCCGCCATGACGACGTTCAGCGTCTTCTTACGCGTTCCACCTCTGGTGATAAGATTAAACATCTCCAGATCAAAGGGAACCTTCTCTTCTACTCTGTGGTAATACTCATATCGCTCGTCAACGTCTTCCAAAAAGTCGTGACCGACCCGAGTATCAAAGGATACAGACAGTGCCTTGGACATAATCTCGGGAATAGCATTTTGAGTCTGTTCCTTGTCCTTACCTTCGATGATACCGATGGAGGCCATGATACCATTGTAGATGGCCTTTTCCTTGCAGAACTTTTCAGTGTTCTCAACGAGCCATACAGTATCAGACTTCTCCCCTTCCTTGTACATTTCCTCTGAGATAGAGACACACTTCTTGAACTCAACCTCACCAAGTCCTTTCTCATTCTCCAATGAGATGAGGATAGCATCCTTGGTAGGAATATTGTTGTACTTTAGGATAAATTTGCTGACGATGTTGAATACCGCCTTCTCGGACTTATCGTGAAAGTACTCTTCCTGAAGGAACGGAACGACCTTTCTTGCGTACTCCTCATTGAGTACCAAGTTCTTTAGAATGACTGTTTCCATATTTTTATTATATCACAGAGTGTTTACTAGTCTACCATTAATCCTGATGAACATCGTCTTCAAGATCTGTTGTTTCTTTGTTTTCTTCTACGATTGAATTTTTTTCAACAATATCAATAAAAATCTCTCCAACTGTCTGAGTAAATTCTGGATCTTGTTGATCAAAATTTTCAGGACATGAAACCATTGTAATGTCCATAGTTACGGAAACATTTTCATTTTCTTCTTTTAATGAGATTTTTCCGTAACGGTATATGATATCTTGAAACTGTCCATTTAAAATTTTAATTGGACAAGTATCCATATCAGAGCCGATTTCTTCAATAAACTTGTACTCAGGTACCTTGACCATACTTAAAGTCCTTTTGAATTTCTTCATCCAACTTAGTTAGGATATCTTTAGTAAAATACTTCTCGGGATCTTCATCGATGTTCTTTTCAAACGCCTTTGTACCATCTGGCAATTCAATGCGAGTCGATACCTTCTTGAAGATGTTGTATTTCAGTGCAAGGTCAGTCAAGCCATAATATCTGCTGAGACCCGATGTATAGTTAAGACGAGTCTCAACATTCATGTTTTCCTTGACGAATCGATTCTTGTAGTTGGTGCACTTGATAAAGTTTCCGACAACTCCCTCTTCGGTCTTATCCTTGCTCTTGGAAAGAGTGAGGATATTGCTGGCTGCATACTTTAGTCCGATACCACCGCCAAGTTCCTTTGTGGGAACATATGCACCAATTACCTGATAAGTGTGATTGGTAAGCAGCATGGGGATCTTTGCCTTGCCGAGCTTTAGAGTGAGAACCCGGAAAGTTGCCTTTGTCTGCTGTGCCTTGGTCATGTCGCGCACATTTTTACCTTCAGCAGAATCGTTCATTTCCTTCTCGGTTGACAACATTCCCAGTGAATCCAAAATCATGAACACTGGCTTTCGATCTTCTTCGGGCTGCTCTAGGATGTCATTGACAATCTTGAGAGCCTGAGTCTTGAACTCCTCAATGGTTGCAACCGGAATTACAGCAACTCGCTCAGGATCAACACCACGGGCAGTGAACATGTCAGATGTAACTGCTTGCTCCGTGTCAAAGTAGACGACTACGCCGTCTTTATGATCCTTGAGGAACTGACCTGCGATACCGATTGCGTAAAAAGTCTTGCCTGTTGCAGGATCGCCAGCCAAGCAGGAGATCTTGTTGTTTGGCAGACCACCAAAGATTGAACCAGACAGCAATGCATTCAATGCATAAGAGCCAGTGTCAATAAACCCGGTAACGTCAGCACCATCGATGCCGTCAGATACTAGGGTTGCGTCAGGATTGTTTATTTTGCTTATTAGTGTTTTTAGATACTTCGACATTCTTTTCTTTCTTTTCCATAAGCCGATAGGCTTCGTCTGTTTGATATTCTGCCATCGAAAGATGGTCTTGCAAGGAATGCACAATATGCATAATTTTGTCTCTGACGGCCATAATTTTATCAAAGACATCCATTATTGGTCCCGTAAACCAATCTTTGTTTGTTTTTTGTAGAGTGCCATAATACTCAGAGAGCGTCTGGTGCTCCGTGAGCAGCATGTGTACGGGCATACCCGCTATACGATTCTTCAACTCTTCCAACGATTCTTTTGGAATTTCATCATACCGATTATAGCGGATTAGTCTGTTGATTTTTCTAACTTTTTTCTTTGGCATAAAATTACTCGTCAAACCAACGAGGATCAATTAGAGAAACAAGGAGCATGCAGGAGCCAAGTTCCCATCCGCCCAGCATAAATGCCATGAATGTAACTGCACCCATGAGCAAACGTTGAACATGCTCAAAATACTCGGAGATCTTAAAATTACGCTTTAGAGAATCTTTAACAAAATTAATAACTTTTTTGATCATTTTGTTTTTACCTTTCTTACTTTTTTTACTTTTGTTACTGTAAGTATAGCACCTGCATAGTTGTCTGCAACTATGGAATCATCAATTTCTATTTTTTTAATTACTACATTATCTTCAACGTCAAGAAGTCTATCGCCAACCATAAGGCATGGGCCACCTTCAAAATCAAATAGCCCGTCACCATGGCGAGTATAAAGACTCCTACCTTCGATTCTGTAACGTCCGTCTTCAAGAAGCGTGATAATTCGTTCATCACCATATCTAGATTTAATTTTCTTCATCATTTCTTAATATTCCTGGTTAACTGCTTTTAGCATCTCAATCTCTTCCTTGAGTTCCTGAAGTTCTTCCTCAAGGTCTTTGATCTTGTTATCTTTTTGTTCAATTTGTGCAGAAAGACTTTTAATTTTTTCTTTGTCTTTGCTCACAATAGATTCATCATAGAAATACTGCTTTTCTTGATAATTTGACGGAGCACCGTTATACGTGGATGGATAATTCAAAGGCATGTTATTATAATTGGTTTTTTTCTGATACTTTTTAGAAATCAAAAAAGACTGCAAACGCTTACTCCAGTATCCCAGATCGCTTGTAATTTTTATAACGTTTATTACAAATCTTTCAGGATCTTGCGACACCTTAGATATGTCTCTGATGTCAGTTCCAAAGTCTTCCAACAGTTCCATTGAATACTCCCCAGATAGCATAACAGGCGGGCATGCTGCCATAGGATTTAAGTCATCTGTAACTGCAGCCGTTATTTTAAGTTTACATGAGGGGAGATAATATTCAATGTAAATATCCAAAAAATTTACATTGTCATAAAAAATACTGGAAATATTACTTTTTCCATGTCGTTTCCATTCCACTCCATAACCGTTTGGAGTTCTATTAAACATATGCATAGTATGCATCATCCAAAAAAGGATTCAAGTGTGACTTGTTGATTTATTGACCAACCAATGGCTTGAAGAACATTATCAAGTGGTTCACCAAAAGTCTTATCAAACTGCTTCTTTCGGTCAATATACTTCTCCAACTGAAACTGCTCGGGTGGCTTACCGATAAACCCAATGACTGCATCACGGCCTCCCATCCCATATGGGTTTGGGACTTTGACAAATACAAACTTCATCTTGTCGTTTTCTTTGATTGCAGGAATGTCCTTGTCGAGTTTTAATTTCTTGACATAGGCATTGTGAAGCAATGCGGCCTTGGTTGCGATGGGAGTACCTGACTTGTAGATGTCGGAGGAATCAATGTATTTTCCCATGCCCTTAACCCCGCGAGGAGATGCAATATCTTCGATTGGCAAAATCATAAATTGATCATAGAATTCATCGACATATGAGCAAAGCTCCTCGGGAGTCTTGGTCAGAATGATCTTGATGCAATCCTTTAGTTTGGACCGCACGACTGCTGGTGTGCTGCTTCTTGCAGTCTCCAGACCCATGATCTTCAGTTTTGGATCCGCAAACCGAACACCTTCAAGGTCTTGCATGAGGAGCGCATACCGCTTTTTGGCAATAAACATTCCGGCAGAAGCAATTGCCTCACGCTTGAAGAAGATTTTGTTCTCCGGGCAACCCAAAGTAGATGCCAATAGTTCCATCTCTTTCTTGAACTGCGGTTGAATCTTGTGCTCACAGACTTCATGAATGAACTGCGTCACATCTGGAATTTCTGTTTTTGCAGAAACCTTTTCAACAACAGCATTGAGATTCAGATACACTGAATCAGTATCTACCGCCAATACATAGTCCTTGTCATCCTTTGTAAGGTGCTGAATATAGTCGTTCATGGCCATCTCTGCCTTGCGAATGATTACCTGACCCGTTACGGTCACGGCAGTAGCAAGTTCCGGAGATGAATAGACGAATGCAGGATTTCCAAGGCAACCGTAAAGGCTGTTTGCAAGAATCTTCTTGACTGACTGACGGATCTTCAACGCTGCAATACGAGGAAGAAGATCCTTGTTCTTTGTCTTCTCGTATTCCTTCTCCAACTCAATCATCTTGTTCTTTGCATCCTTGCGCTGATTGAAAGTTTTTTCAATCAGAATGGGAATAAAGCCTTTGATTTGAGTGGTAAAAGCCGATCCGTTGCAAGCAAGCGAACTGTTGTTCGAGATTGCCTCCTTAACCAGATCGGGAATATCTTTTCTTTTGCTTCGGAGAAAGTCATCTGCATTGAGAGAGGAATCCTTGTGAACACAGGTCTCGGGAGAAATATTCCATTGCATGATGATGCTTGGATACAGGCTGGTGGCATCGAAGCTTACAACGTTTTTGTATAGCCCGGGTGTCACTTCCTTTACATAGGCACCGACAAACTGATCATCCTTTGCATAGCTGCGCTTCAGTGGTGGAACAATATTTTTCTGTGCAAGATAGTCGCAGCAAATAGTTTCCCAAATGCGAGTGGCAAAGAAAACCGTATCATAGGTAATCTTTGCTTCATATGCAATAGATACCGCCAAATCAATCAGTTTGAGCTTATCGTCAAGTCGTTCAACCAAGATAGCGTCTTGGACGTTATATTCCGCAAACCTTTGAAAGTTTTGGCGATAAAACTCACGCATCGATCCATATTCGCTGTAATCCAGTTTTTGTGCATCGAGTTCCACCTTTGCTATGTTTTGCAGGGCGTAACTTTCTTGACTGGTTCCGGAAAACTTCTTATATAGATCCATGTAATCCAAGATCGTATAGCCGGGAAACTCGTAGATCTTGTAATTCTTTCCACCGATATCCGTTTCACGCATCTTGAGGAAGCCAAACGGAAGCCAACTCTGGATTTCCTTCTCCTCAAAATAAAGCAATGCCCTACCCATTATGTAGGGAATATCAAACAACTTAATATTCCATCCGGTAAGGATATCTGCCCCCTCCTTGGCAAGGATATCAAAGGTCTTCTTGAGAAGTTCTTTCTCATTGGCAACCATATGAACCTTGCAGTCTGGCAGAGTGATCGGAGTAAAACTTATGACGTGCGTCACCCCAGATATGCGAATACTCATTAGATTCACTCTCTCGTTTGGGGAATCAAGATCTGGAAATCCGTTTTCGGATTCGCATTCCAAGTCTATGTACGCTACCTTGATCTGGGAAAGATTGTATTCCACCTCAGCCGGATAAGTCTCCATGAGGTATTGAGTAATGAAATCAGTGTTGCCATAGATCGGACAGTCCTCCAATTCTCTGTACTGGTCGATGAACTCCCTGCAATCATAAAGACTGTCAAAGATCATTCGCTTTACCTTGACTCCATTTAGAGTCCGGTACTTGGAATCCTTTTCCGAACGAATGTACATGGACGGCTTAAACATAATGGAGTCGGTAAACCGCTCTCCATTACGATAACCACGAACCAATACTTTGTTGCCTTTTAGGGCGCAGGCAGTGTAAAATTTCATTTGTCGTTCTTGGTTTCCCCTGCCTTACGGTCATCGATCAAACCGGCAAGGAGCACACTATAGTTAATCATATCCACAATGGCGTCATAAACACTCTCATTGGAGAGAGAAAGATCGCCATTCTTTAGAAAGGTGGAAATTCTTGACATTTTGTCCGTCATGCGGATCAAAACACCCAGCTCTGCAGTTGCAAAGCCCAAATATTCTGCCCGTTTAAAATTCATGAATGGATCTGAGCCAGAAGCATAGTCATTGTTCTTTTTCTCCATTAATTCCAGGGCTTCGTCGCAGATATCTCTATGTAATTTGAATAATTCTTCTCTAGTCATGGTCGGTTATTATACCTTCATTATAAGGTACGTCAAGTCTAAATATTAAGACACGGAGAATTTTAATGTCATTTGGATTCCTAGAAGTACCGAAAACTGTAGAAAGCATAGCATGGTGGGTTGCCGGGGTGCTCGGATTGAGCATTGGAGTCCACAGATTTTGGAAGTCCAAGACAAAAACAGACAATTTTATACTAATTCACGGAGAAATCAACGAACGATTGACAGAACTCCGGGTTTCATCAAATTCCATGCGAGTCAGTGTAATGCAGTTCCATAATGGTGAATATTACATGGACGGGATTTCCATGAGAAAATTTTCAGTTTCCCATGAATCTTCCTACAAGGGTTATACATCTCAAGCACTAAAATTTAAAAATACTCTTTGCTCACTTTTTATTCCACTTGTAACCAAAGTTTTAGAAAATCGTCCATTAATATATTCCGTAAATGCATTACCGGAAAACAGCTTTACCAAGCATTTTTTTGAAGATGAGTTTATTTCACATTTTGCGTGTTTACCATTAAAAAATAAAAATACAAACGTTGGTTTCATTCTAATTCAATGGCATAAAGACTACCAACCTACTTTAGCCCAAGAAGAAACTTTTATGAAACATTTTGAAGAAATACGCGGTTCAGTAGAAATGCAACTTTCATACCAAAAGAATTGAGGTAATATGCCGACAGAACTTATATCTTTACTCGGTGGTGGCGTAACAGGATTTTTGTTCCGATATTGGGCACAAAGAGCCCAAGACCAAAAAGACATGTTTAAGATGGTTATCGAAGCCAATAAACAAACTACAGACAATCAAGATAAAGCCGCACAAAGAGTTCCAATGGATCTTGGCAAGGGTGTAAGACAACTTATTGTGTTGTCTTGCTTATTTGCCGTAGTTGCTGCCCCGTTTGTACTGCCTTTCTTTGGCATCTCAACCTTTGCCGAGTTTACTCAAAAGCAACCTGAAAGTTTCTTTGGTCTGGTTCCAGAGACAACCCGAAAGTATTTTGTAGAAATTCCGGGATACCTGTTTGCTGAAGAAAACCGTCAAGTTCTATTGGCAGTTGTCGGATTCTATTTTGGAACAGCTGCAGGAGGAAACAAATCATGAAATATCTTTTACCTCTGCTTTTATTGGCATCATGCACAACTCCCGAAGTTATTTCTCCTCTAGATAAAGACGGGAATCAGATTCACAGCGTATTGAAAGAACCTTTTTTTGGCGCACCGAACCAGGGTTCTGAATGGAGTTTTTGGTATTTTATAATGGTTGCAATAGTGTCGTGGGTAGCATGGAAAGAATTTAAATCTATAAAATTTAAGAAAGAGTCTAAATAATTTTATGAGCGCAAGAAAAACAATGAAAACCTTCTTTGCCGCCATGAACGAGCAAGTCGGCATGGGCGGTTATGGACCAAAAATCAAATCAACCCCAATGGGTCCATTCCGCTGGAATGATCTCACACAATTGTGGGAAAACGTCAACAATGGCATGGTTATGAACAATGTGTCATTCCAAGACATGTTCATGATGGGTTATGATGTAGACAGTGGTGATAATGGAACTACAGTTTCTGTCGATTACACACCAACATTGACCCCAGCTGATTGGGGTAACCTTGATACTATGGATACTGCTTCTACTGATTATTGGGCATCGTCAACGGGTGCACAATTGCTTGTAGCAAGCGCAGCAAACGTGGCATTCAGCGGTCTCGGGGCTTCTATATCAGTAACCATTACAACTTCTACAGGTACGGGAAGCGCACACCCATCTGCTATTAAATATAGTTTAAACGGTGCTGCTGCCCAAACCTACAGCACTGCACTCACAATAAGCAATACAGATACTTTAAAAATCGGGGTAAGTACTCCCGGTGGTATAGGAGTTGGTACAGGAAACATAGTGGTAACGAATGCTACCACATCAACAGTATTGGATCAAATTCCATACACTATAAACATAGAATAAAATTACTTTCCAGTACTTCCAAATCCGCCAACCCGGTCTGTCTTCAGGCCGGGTTGTTTGTATGTTTCCATAAAACCAACTTGTTCATATTGAACCATTTCAGCCTGTGCAATTCTGTCTTTGTTATATATTTTAATAGGTTCTTGTAGATTGGTGTTGATCATGATCAATTTTGTTTCATATGTATAATCTTCATCTACAACGCCCTCGCAGTTTGACAATGTAAGACCGTACTTCAAAGCCATTCCAGATCTTGGATGAAGACGAATTGAATAACCGCTTGGGATGTCAAAAGTCAAACCAGTGCGAACCAAGGCACGCTCTCCGGGCATAAGAAGAATATAATATTCTTCCTTATCGTGATCGTACTGTGGTTCGATTTCGTTTGCATCTTTACCTTCCCAAACTTTTACTTTTTCATCTTTTGGGATATATGCAGCCAGATCAAAGCAAGCTGCCATCTTAGTTTGGTAGTTGGGATCTGCAATTCTTGAATCAACTTTATAATATTTTAAATGCATATTGGTATTATGACAAATAACACAGTTAAGTCAATCAATAATCATTAATATCGGCTTCAACAAATTCCGAAGGAGATAGCCAGATCAGTCTTTTTCCACAGTATATACCTTCAACCAAACATTTTGTTGGATCCTGTGCAATTTCTCCCCAGTATATAAATCGATCATCCGCTGAAAGTTGAAAATTTACAGCCTGTGTTGAATTTACATCAACTAATTTTACGATTGATAATGGTCTTGGGTTTGGCATAGTTTATGAGAATATTAAAATTTCCCTTGCTACTGGTCGGCGTATTCTGATGCCGATGTAATCCAGGAATATAAGTCTTGCGCTTGCTGTGGCTGTTACTGTCTTGGAATTGGTTATAAAGCCACCCATGTAGTCTCCAGCTGCCGTTGGAATTCTTGCTGTTGTAGTGGGTGCTGCGGTGCCTTCTGTATTTGTATTATCTGTAAGATTTTTGATTTTATAGGTCGTCGTATATGTTCCATTGGAATTTGCTTGGACCGATAGATACATTCTATAAGTTTTGCTTGCAGCTACCGCTACAGTGGTATCCACTCTTTCTTGTAGTGAATCTTTTCTAAATACAACGTTCCATGTTGTGTCGTTTGTCGTTCCATTATATAAAAATTCAAAATAAACACCGTCGCTTTGATCTGCGTTTGTAATTGAGTTTCCGAAACCCATTCGGTAGTATCCTCTTACGGTGTTATCGTGAATTGTAGTATCGGTCCTTAAAAGTACTTCATATTCGTATATTGTAACCAAACCTGCGCTTGGGGTCGGCAACCCTCGCAATATGTTATTGCTAGTATAGACGGATGCGTAACCTGTTGTATTGCTGGTTGTGCCGGTAGATAATGAGATAACCCCAGATGCAGCAGTAATGCCAATGGCTGTAAAATGTGTGGTGGTATTGGAAGTTAATGCCCCGCCGTTTGCTGCGTTGGCATACAAAACTCCACCTTGCGCTGGACTCGTGGTGCTCGGTATTGTAACGGAATGAAAATCAGAAAATACAATTGTATCCAACTGTGTTGGATTTTCTGTCTGGGAACTTCCAATTAAAACTAGTTCGTTGGTTGAATTTACGCCGTATGCCATAGTGTTATGAAAATATTAATATTTCCCTCGTTAAAGGTCTTCTGATTCTACACGCAATGTAATCCACATGGAATAAAGTGGAGTTTATTGTCGCCACACCTTGTTTCAATACAGTAATTGCGGGGCCCATATAATCGGTTGCTGCGGTTGGATAAAAAGTATTATTTGATGGCGTAGCTGTTGATTCTGTGTTGGTGTTATCTGTTAAATTTTTAATTTTGTAAGTCGTAGTATAAGTTCCATCGGGACTAACTTCAACGCACAAATACATCCTATATGTTTTATTTGCTGCATACGAAACACCGGTATTTACTCTTGATTGAGAAATTGCTGTGCTCCTAAATGCAATATTCCATGTGGTGTCTGTTGTCGTACCATCGCTAACAAACTCAAAATAAACACCATCTGTCGGTGTTGCCGAAACAGATTGCATAAAGCCCAAGCGGGTTAATCCCCAACGCGTGCTTCCGTCAAATATAAGTCCGTCAGTTCTTATTAGAGCTTCATATTCGTATTTGGTAACTAATCCCGCTGAAGGGGTTGGCAATCCGGGAAGAATATTTAATGCTGTAACAAGTGAAGAATATCCAGTCGTGTTACTAGTAACACCTGTAGAAAGAGAACATGTTCCATGGGATCCCGTAATCCCAAAGCCAACAAAAACCGATGTAGTATTATTTGAAACGCTACCACCGTTTGCATTTTGCAGATAAAAAACACCGCCCTGAGCAGGTGAGGTTCCAGATGGGCCAGAAGCTTGCATCAAATCAGTAAAAAAAATCATGTCCAACTGCGAAGAGTTTTCGCTTTGGGAAGTGTGCTTCAAAACTTGCTGATTTATTGAACTTACACCGTATGCCATATTAGACTATGAACCAGTTAGAGTTGTTGCTAAGTAAATCAATTGCTTGGTATTGTTTATTAAGGTAATATGCAGTTACGCCGTCAATGGTCTCCGACGATGTAGTGCTTACTGTCAAAATACCCGTATTTGAATTTTTTATGGTATATCTGTTAGTATTGCTGGCTGCTGTTGGCATTGTAAGAGTAATATTTCCAGATGTATTTCCATTATAGACATAATCCGTACTTGCATTAGAGCCAGCAGTCGTTGAACCGGTAATTGTAAAAATTGATCTGGATATTCCGCTACCACTGACGCTTGCCCAAGTTATTCCTGACCCGGTAGATGTCAAAACTTGGTTGTTTGAGCCTTGAGAACCATTTATAGTTAAATTTCCAAGATTTACACTACCACCAGTAGTATCAATTGAATTGCCACTAATTGAAACAAAACTTCCGCCGCCGCCATACAAATAAATAGCGGGATCTTGCAGAATTTGAATATGTGCATTATCATAATTATAATTGATGTCTCCAAGATATACGGTGGGTGCATCCAAATAAATATCATTTGAGCTATTAAATGGCATATACAATCTACCAGTTAAAGTGATGCCATTAGAAGCACTAATCCCATTGGTGAAACGTTGAAGAGGACCAAAAGTGTTTTCGGTTCCTGTGGTTACTCCTGTGACGGCTCCAGTCAGACCATTAAAACTTAAAACACCTGTATTGCTGAATTGCAGAGAATTCAACGCAAGACCGGTTCCAGCGGTGTAAACGGGTGGTGTGCTAAACAGGGCAAATGTTATAGCCGTTGTTCCAAATGTGATTCCCCCAGGAACACTGCAAATATATGCATTTCCTTTTAATGTTGTTCCATTTTGTACGAAGAAATAATCATTTTCTCCAAGACCATCTTGATCGTGTGGGTGATAATTATCTGCATCAGAAGACCTTGTAAGTATCCATCCAGTACTACCATCTCCTTGATTTGTAACATCATAGACACCGTTCCACTGTTGGGTGCTTGCAGATCTTACAAGAATTCTGTCTCCAGTTGAGCCGTCTATGCCATCAATGTTTATTCTGGCAAAAGAAGAAGTTTTTCTTAAGAAAGCACCAACTCCACTTGCACCATTGTCATAAGTCACGCCAGAGGCAAAAGTTTCGGCATCAGTTGATGCAAGAACTACAGGTTGGTGATAGTGAATTCCGGTAGAAGCTACCGAGTCAACATAAAATTTATTGGCAGCATCCAAGTCTGTGGTTGGTGTTACGACTCCGGTGATAGACACCGTTCCAGACATTGTTGCACCCGTAACAATAATACCATTAGTAAAACTTTGAACTGAACCAAATGTATTTGCAATTCCAGTGGTTACGCCTGTAACAGCACCTGTAAGCCCATTAAAACTCAATACAGCAGCGTTAGAAACCGTTAGTGTATTTCCAGAAATTAATAAATCAATTCCGGATCCATTTGTCAAGCCAACAGATCCAGTTATACCAAAAATACTTGAAACGCCTGTAGCAGTTCCAGTAAATCCATTAAAACTTAGTACTCCGGTATTTAAAATTGTTAGAGTATTTCCAGAAACAGATAGACCGATACCAGACCCGTTTGTGATACCTACAGCACCAGTGAGACCTCGAATACTAGAAACACCTGTAACAGCTCCAGTTAATCCATTGAATGAAATTACATATGGTCCCGTTATTCCACTACCGCCACTTCCGCCAGCAGCATCAATTGTAATAGTATTCCCTACAGGTGTTAGAGTAATATTAGTCCCTGCAGCAATGGTTACCCCACCGGTTAACCCATTAAGTTCGGTCACACCATCCCCGCTGGCAGTGCTATAAACATCCCACGCGGTTCCATTCCAAATCCAAGAACGTCCACCAAAGGTGTAAATTTCGTTTAGTGACGGGGATGTAGGAAAATCTAATGGCATGTCTTAATATTTAGACGATTTCGAACCATGAAAAGTCTGCTGCCATATCTACGTTTGGAGAAAATCCTGCCGCAATTATACTGATAACATCACTTACACCGGCTTGGGTTCTCCCCAATTGGAAGTTGAAACTGGTACGAAGACCGCTCAGATCAATAATCGAACCACTGTTTACATAACCACCGAGAATGTCAGTATATCCGGTAATCCCCAATGATCCGTTGTGTACCACATAGTCCACATTACCATTATAGTGGGTTGTCCATGTGGGTGTTCCACCTGTAAATGTTCCATTCAAGGCTATTCGATAGTGTACCGTAGCATTTGAAATTGTGACAATATTAAGTGCAGATGGTACAACAATGCTGTCTAATCTATTTGAATTTAGACGAATTGAAAGTATTGGATAATATGTTTTTGCGGTTGTCAATCTTACTACATCGGCATCTGTAGAGATATTGTATTGACGGCTGAATCCTTCATATCCACCATCTGAAATTACAGAAGAACAAATTTGTTTTGCTTGACTGCTACCAGTTTGTCCAGTTAAATTTTCAAGTTCGTGGCGAATAGGAAGGCATGCAGTTGTCATATAAGCCGTAGAAAATTCATTGTCATTGTGGAATGTGTGAGCAATGACAGGTTTTCCATCAACGAAGAATCCAGCTCTCACATCACCAACTCCAAGCCATTCAATATCAGTCCAAAAAATATTTGCTTTTGATACATCCAAGGTTCTACCTGAAGTTCCTGTTCCATTAAAAGGATCACCATTCCAATCCGCTTGATTTGCTGTCCTTGTTGTTCCAAGCGATGCAGAAACAAGGTTTAAACTTAATGTCAATCCATTTTGTTCCAGATAAATTCCATTGTATGGAATACCAGAAGTTGCTCCTCCAGTAATTCCAAAATATCCAAGTCTTTGCCTTAATCCAGATTTTGGTGTATTAAATGTAAATGAACTGTTCACCAAAAGAGATTTACCGGGTTGGTATGCAAATACTCTTTTTGTTTCTCTTGCAACCTTTGATCCTGCAGTAGTACCAACAATAAGATCAATAGCACTTTCTGTAATAGAATAAGAATAAGTTCCTCCAGTTACGCCAAATATATCCCATTTATCATTTGGTTGATATCTATTTTGGCTATCAAACAAAGTAAATGGGTTTGCAACCTTTAAACGGTTGAAAGCATCGATTGAATTATCTTTGAAACCAACAATATCATTGAATAAATAGCTCATATTAGTCTCCATCCATTTCTATAAATGAAATGCAACCCGGCATTGTCTAGATTAATTATTGCTGAACTTTGATTGTCAATTTTATTAGATGCAGTGGCTCCGACAATCGTGATCTGACGATTGACTCCGTTTCCTGCATTTCCAGATTCATCTTTGACTACAATTTCTCTTCCAGTCTCTGGGTTTGTTGGGAGTGTGATTGTTACTGGACCAGCATAACTTACGCCAATATAATAGTCTGTTGGAAGTGCTGCATATGTTGAACCAGTTACTGCAGTGGTCGCAAGAACTGAAATAGAAGTTGTGCTAGAACCGCCAGTATTTGTTGGCTGGACCCATTGATTTGTGTTTCCATCATTGATGTAAACATACTCAATTCCGTTGTCTGAATCCATCCAGCGGTCACCTTGGGTGACACCAGCTGGTGAAGTAGAACTATAAAAAAATCTACTGGGAGCCGTTCCTTGCGTAGTTCCATCCTGGAATTCTATAAACGATTCC